GAATCTGTTTATGTAATTGGCGCTGACGTTGCTGAAGGTTTATCTTACGGTGACTATAGTTCTGCCCATATCATAGAGGCTAAAAGTGGTGTTGTTGTCGCTACTTGGCATGGTCGTATTGAACCAGATTTGTTTGGTGAGATGTTGGCTGAGTTGGGTTGGTGGTATAATACTGCGTTATTAGGTATTGAGAATAATAATCATGGTTTGACTACTCTTAAGGCTGCTCAGAAGCATGGTTATAAGAATCTTTATAAGCAGCGCCGTTTGGCGCATGTTCGTCCTGAGGCTACGGATATTTTGGGGTGGCGTACTACGGCTACTACTAAACCTTTGGCTATTGATGAGTTGTCTGCTGCTATGCGTACTGATACTGTGCAGGTTTATGACCGTTTGACTATTGCGGAGTTACGTACTTTTGTTCGGAAGGAAAACGGTAAGATGTCTGGTAGTCCGCATGATGACCGTGTTATTTCTTTGGCTATTGCTAATCAGATGTTGAAGTATGTTTGGTTGCCTGAGTATCGTCCGTCTAGTAAACCGCCTGAAAATAGTTTGTTGTGGTGGGAAAAACATATTTTTGGGGGTAGAAAAGCGGAAAAAACACCTATTGGCGCACATAATGTGCGCAGTCAGACTCCTTTTAGGTAGTTTGGGAACAAGAAAGTGTTATTAGATGACAAATTTTACTTGCGAAGAATGTTCTAGACAGTTTTATGATGAAGAATTGCCCCATCGTGGTGCAATTTGTTTCGGCTGCCACATAAAAAGTGTTCGTTTGGGTTTTACTTACGGCAAAGACAACTTTCATGGGGATACTATTGCTGAGAAACAGCGCAAAATTGTGGCGGATGCGGCTATCAATGGAGTGCAGGCTGAGCCTGTAACTAATTGGATGTAATATGGAAGCCGTCATTGTCCCCATTGTTGTTGCTTTGATTACGGGTCCAGTGGTGGTTGTTTTAAACAAGTTACGTTCAGAAAACACTAGTCAACATGCCGAATCTAGGGATTTGTTGCAAAAGGTTGCTAATAAAGTTGATAGTGTTGGAACAAAATTGGATGAACATATTGGGTGGCATAAAGGTAGGGACATATAATGGCTAAGAAAAATTTGAGTGATTATTTGGCTCAATCTAAACAACGTATTGAGTCTAGCCGTAAGTGGCGTAAAGAAGATGGTTATGATGGTACTTGGCGGCGCATGGTTGACATGTATAAAGGTCGTCATTTTGACGACTATAAAACTGAAGACCGTATGTTGGTTAATATTTCGTTTTCCACTATTAACGTTATTTCGCCTAGTATTTCGGTAAACTATCCGAAGATTTCTGTCAATGCTGTTAATCCAGATAATGCTGCTCAGGCTGTTATCGCTGAAGCGGTAGTTAATTATTGGTGGAAACATCGTGATATTCGTTCACATTTCCGCCGTGCAGTCAAAGACATGTTAACTGTCGGACATGGTTGGATGAAAGTTGGTTACCGTTTCGTTGAAGAAGAAGACACACAAGGTGGAGACACAGAGGTTTCTGATGCTGTTGAAGGTGGCGAGTCAACACCAACTAGCATAATTTTGGAAGACAGCCCGTTCGCTGAACGGGTTTCACCTAATGACGTGTTTGTTGACCCAGATGCAACAAATATGCACGATATTCGTTGGATTGCTCAACGTATCCGCCGACCAATCAACGATGTTAAACAAGACAAACGCTACAACAAGGCTGCTCGTGAGCAGGTTAAAGTTATGGCTGTTAGCCGTTATGCTGATGACCCGTCACGTAAAAAGATTCACGACAAAAATGCTGGATACGCAGAAATTTGGGAATTCTATGATGTAGCCAGCAACATGATGAGTATTTTCTCGGAACAGGGTGAAAACTTTTTAGTTAAACCTATAAAGATGCCGTACTCGTTTGGGCAACCGTTTGTAATGTTGCGCAACTATGACATCCCTGACCATTTCTATCCGATGGGTGATTTGGAATCTATTGAACCATTGCAAAAAGAATTGAACGAAACACGTTCACAGATGATGAATCATCGCAAAAAGTTTGCGCGTAAATATCTATACAAGGAAAACGCATTTGACCAGTTGGGTCGCACAGCGTTGGAATCTGACCAAGATAACGTTATGGTTCCTGTTATTTCTGATGAAAGTTTGGGGGCTGTTGTCTCTGCTTTCCCAGCAGTTATTAACCCGCCAGAGTTCTATAATCAAACCAATCTTATTGTTGGTGACATTGACCGTATTTCTGGTGTTACAGAATTTCAACGTGGCGGCGTATCAGAGATTCGCCGCACCGCAACCGAAACATCGTTGATGCAAGATGCAGCCAATGCTAGAACCTCAGACAAGTTGGCTACTGTTGAACAGGCTATTGCAGAAATTGGTCGCCGTATGGTGCAGTTGGCTCAACAGTATATGATTGGTGAGCAGGTGGCACGTGTTATGGGCAAAGACGGGGAACCTGTTTGGGTGAACTTTGACCGTGACTATCTGCAAGGTGACTTTGATTTTGAGGTTGCTGCAGGTTCAACACAGCCAGCAAATGAGTCGTTCCGCCGTCAAATGGCATTACAAATGGTTGATGCACTTGCACCGTTCGCTGGTGCAGGTATTGTTGACATGGGTAAACTTGCTGCCTATGTGTTGCAGATGGGTTTTGGTGTGAAGAACCCTGACGAGTTCATTAATGCTGCACCGCAACAACAAGGTATGCCTGCTGGTCCTGCTGGTGCTGCTGGTGCGCCACCTGCCAGCCCTGAAGTTGAAGCAATGTTGGCTGCCCAACAAACAGCAGCACAACAGCAGCCACCTCTACCCGCCTAATAGGTCACCAGACACTCTAGGATGCGTTTTAACGCATCTAAACCAGCGGGGGGTATCCACCATACCCCCCGTCTAGGGAACGCCTAGAATAGTATTAGAACAACCATTACGGATTCTAGGAGAAATATGAGCGATGAAATCGCAACACAGTCAGCGGAACCAGTTGAAGGGTCACCCACATCTGATAGTGTAGTCACAGAAACACCCGATACACCTACATTGAACGTGCAGGAATACTCTAACTATAGAGTTCCAGTAAAGTTGGATGGAGAGGAATTGCAAGTCCCACTTAGTGAGGCTATTGCAGGTTATCAACGTCAAGCCGATTATACTCGGAAAACGCAAGAATTGTCTCAGCAACGTGAAAAAATAGAATTTGCTTCAACACTTCAAGCCGCTTTAGAGAATAACCCAGCAGCGACACTCAGTTTATTGTCTCAACATTATGGTGTACAAAATGCACCGCAGGTTGACCCGATAGATGAAGAATCTTTGACCCCAGAGGAACGTAAGATTCGTGAACTTGATAAACGTGTAGCGTCATTTGAGGAATTTCAAAATCAGCAACAAATTGAAAAAGAAATTGCGGGTTTGCAAAACAAGTATAGTGATTTTGATGTAAAAGAAGTTGTGTCATCCGCTTTGCGTATGAATACAACCGATTTGGAAGGCGTGTATAAGCAATTGGCTTTTGATAAAATTGTGGCACAGTCCAAGTTAGAAACGGCAGCGAAAGAACGTTTGAAGCAAGCAGACGAAAGTGTGCTTGAAGCAAAACGGGCTGCCAGTGTGGTTTCAGGGGGTTCCTCTGCTACCAGTTCTACTACGACAGACAAGGCTGCCCCAATTAAATCAGTTTCCGAGGCTTGGGCTGCCGCCAAACGTCAAATGGGTGCTAATTAACCATTTAACAACTATTATTATAAAGGATTATAATGTCTAACGTAAACTTTGATGCGTTGCTTTCAACAACGCTCGCAAATTATCGTGACCAATTGACAGATAACGTGTTCTCAGACCGAGTTCTGACAAACCACCTTATGTCAAAGGGTCGCATCCGTATGCTTAACGGTGGCACAAAAATTGTTGAGCCACTTATTTACGGACAGAACACAACAGTGGCTTCGTACTCAGGTTACGACACCATCTCGTTGACAGCACAAACAGGCATCACTGCTGCTGAATACGATTGGAAGCAGTACGCTGCATCAATTGCAATTAGCGGTATTGAGGAAGCAAAGAACAACGGTGAACAAGAAATCATCAACTTGTTGGAAGCCAAAATCATGCAGGCTGAGGAGTCAATGCGTGAAGGTTTCAACGACATGTTCTACGCAGACGGAACTGGCAACAGCGGCAAAGACTGGAACGGTCTCGGCAACATCGTTGAGGCTTCAGGAACTGTCGGTAACATCAACCGTGCAACTGCTGGTAACGAGTACTGGCGTTCATACGAAGAAAACGCCGCAGGTGCTTTGACTATCGCTCAGATGGCTACAGCATACAACACGGTGTCGGTTGGTAACGACCACCCAGACCTAGTGCTTACAACTCAAACATTGTTTGAAAAGTACGAGGCTTTGTTGCAACCACAATTGCGCTACACAGATGCCAAGACAGCAGATGCTGGTTTCCAGAACCTTCTGTTCAAGGCTGCACCTGTAGTGTTTGACGTAAGTTGCACCGCTGGTGTAATGTACTTCATCAACAGCAAGTACCTCACTCTTGTTGGTCACTCAGGTAAGTGGTTCCAGCAAACAGAGTTCGTGCGCCCAGAAAACTTGGATGCACGTTATGCTTTGATTATGTGCTACGGCAACCTCACTTGCCGCAACGCAAAGAAGCAAGGCAAACTTACAGCAAAAACCGCTTAATAGCGTTTATGTTGTGGGTTGGGAACAACCCGTGATATGGTAGGGGGAAAAAAGCCCCCTACCATTTTCATTTTATAGGAGTTTTATGCCAAAGGTCCCAGACCCAGACAAAATTTTAAAAGCAGTCATGCAAAACCTGAAAAAATCAGGTGTGTTGGATGATGTTGCTAAGGCTGGTGGCAATTTGGCTGATGACATCTCAAAGATTATGTCTGAGATGACTGGTAAAGCAGCGAAACCAGCAAAACCAGCAAAACCTAAGTTGCCCAAGAATCCACCTAAAAGCAAACCCGCTAGTCAAGATATACCGCCATTAAAACCAGGTGCTTCAAAGGCTGAGGCTAAAGCACGTATGGAAACTTTAATGCAAGAAGAATGGGCTCGTGTTGATAATATTAAAGCCAAACGTAGCAAATCAGGTTCGGCTGATAAAATGGAACGTGAAGCCCGCCGTCAAGCCAATCGTGACAATTGGGCTAAAGAACGTGAAGCATACAACAAAATGAAAGCCATTGAACGTGAAGAACGCAAAGCGGCAAACAGGGCTAAGTGGGCTGCAACTTTAGAAGAAAAATATGGTGGAAATATTGTTGAGGCTCGCAAAGCAACATCAAAAGGTCGCAACAAAAACAAAAAGGATAAAAAGTAATGGCTAGAGGTGGTTCTTCTGCGGACGATATCGCCAAGGCTATTGTTCAACGACTTTTAGAAGCCCGCAAACCTGCTGTCTCTGCTGCAAGAAATGTTGCAGATGATGCTGGCAAACTTGCCAGCACAGCAAAATCTGCTGTTCAAAAGGCTTTAGGCAAAGGTGGAAAACCTAAGGTTAGTAGCAAAACAGCAAAGACAGTAAGCCCCAAACCAAGTAAGCCTGCTTCTAAACCGATGACTAAGGCGGAACGCCGTTTGGCTAACCAGCAGGCTGATGCTGAACGCCGTGCTATGGGTGCTGATAAAAGAGCAGCAGATAAAGCAGCACAAAAGAAAGCAAACCGAGAACGATTCCTCAATAAGGAAAAAAGCAAGGTTGAAACAAGGATGACTCCGCAGATGATGCGTCAACAAGGTTATCCTTTGATTAGTAATGCTTTGACAAAGAAAATGAACTCGGTTGATTTTAAGACTCGTTTATTGGCAAACCAAGGTGGCATGTTAGATAAACAGGTTAACATAGAGGCTTATAAACTTATTCAACTATATCAGAAGGATGGTCGTAAACTTAGTCCTGCGCAAGTTAAATCGCTTCGCAAGAATGTTGAATCAGAAATCAAGTCTTTTGCTGAAAGAAACTTGGATAAACTATCTAGGGGTGTTGATACTAGGTTAAAGAATTTGGGTAAGATGACTCCAGAGGAGTTGGATACTGAGGCTGGCAGAATGGCTTTCCGTGCCAAAAAGGATAGAGTTAGAAAAGGTGCTGAACCTAAAGATTCTCGTAGAGATTATCAGGTTCGTCAGGACAAAGAAACAAATATGCGTCTTGAGGCTTTGGAACGTAAACGTGCTGACGCTGCCCGTAACAGAGGTACTGGTACTTCAACTGGTCCTAAGGTTAAGGGTCCTGAGTCTGCTAAGGCTAGGGAGAAGCGTTTGTCTGCTTTGGCTTCTGAACGTAAACTTGTTGCGGCGCAGGACGCAAATGCAGCGAAACGTCCGAAGGTTAAACCTTTGTCTGTGTCGGCAAGAAAGTATACTGCTGAGGAACTTAAGAATGTTAAATTGACCACATCTGCTGATGTGGCTGCTGCAAGAGCAGTTCTTGGCAAGGGTGGCGAGGGTTATAATGTTAAACCTAGTGTGCCTTTGCGTTCTGGCAGGCGACAGGAAACTGCCGAGGAACTTAATGCACGTTTGGCAGCGTTCCGAGCAAAACAATCAAAAGGTTCTAAAGCACCAAAGAGGAAGTAATGGTTACTCCTCGTAACCAACGTTATAAGCGCAAGGTTAATTCTGCGTTGGATTTGGCTAAAATGGCTGCTGACCCGAAAGGGTTTGAGTACGAACAACGTACTAAATCTATTATTGAAACAAAACCTGGTTTTGGACCATTTAACGATATGATAAATTTGTCTGGTGTTGTTCGTTTTGGTAAAGAAAATTTAGATGCACAGTTGGCTGATTTATTGAGATGGAATAAAAAAAGTCCTGGAATTATACGGTCAGAAGATAAATATGGTCAAAAAGTATCTTTTGCAGGTGAGTCTTTATTGCCGTTAAATCAATTAGAAAATATTTTAACTGGCAAAGGAACTAAAGGTGACCTTTTAAATGCTTGGTTATATACTCAAAGAGGTGGCGCTACAGCAATGAAAGGTTTGGGGTTGCTTGCTAAAGGGGTAACTAAACCTGTCGGTGCTTTGACCCGTAAAGCCAGTGTGGGTAACAAGTATGGTCGTAAAATGTTAGAAAAAGTATTATCAACATTACCTTAAGGAACGGATACCCATATTATGATGAACAACTCAATCCCAACATACGCATTATACGGCAAACCAGTAGACCACTATAGGCTTTCCGCTGTTGCTGATGCGCCGTTGGCTGCTGCCAGCGGCGAATACTTGGGTCGGGGCAACAAATGTATGGGCAATGACGACACTTGTGGCGCTAACCGTATGAAGGGGCAAGAACTATGTGTCGGGCATTACCGTCAGGCTGTCAATTTGGCTGAAGTGGCTGAACAAATTGATTCAGAGGAGTAACAATGGCATACGCAACAATGACCGCAACAACGTTGCGTCAAACTATCCGTGACATCACAGACCTAGACACAGAAGACCTACCAGATTCGCTATTAAATGTTTATATCCGTGACGGATACTACCGTATATTGGATATGGAGAAACGCTGGTCTTTCCTAGAAAAGTCGTTTACTTTCAATACTGTTGCTGAGCAACGAGAATACACCATTAGTGCTTTCACGGCTGACCCTATTGGTCAGATTATTTCTATTGTTGACCCTACGGGTACTGGGTTGCGTTTAGAGATGGTTGGACATGACATGGCGGAAAACACGTATATTGGTTCGTATGATACTTCTAGTGACCCGTTGTTTTATTCTATTTGGGAAGGCAAAATTCATTTGTTTCCTAAACCGAACAATGTTCGTACTTTGAAAGTTCGTGCTTATCGTGAACCGATTGATTGGGTTACTAGTGGTGGTGCTGTAGATGCTAGTCCGTCTTTGCATTTTCCTTTGGTGTATTATGCTTGCAGTCGTGTGTATCAACGTCTTGAGGATACGGTTATGGCTCAGGAATATAAACGTGCTTTTGATGAAGGTGTTGTCTTGGCTAAAGAAAACATTATGAAACCTAGTAGTCATGGGCATTTGCGTTTGTCTCAGGGGCAAACTTCTGGTCGTCCAACCTTTCAGGGTTGGATGCTTAACATGGGTAAGGATTTAGCGGATAATGGCTAGAGTTCGTGTTCGTGAACTGAAAGATTTTACTGGGGGGCTTAACTTTCGTGCCGACCAGTTTCAGTTGGCTGATAACGAATCTCCTGATATGTTGAATGTTGAAATTGACCCTAGAGGTGGTGTGTTTAGTCGTGGTGGTATGCGCCGCATTAACAGTACAGCGGTTTCTGGTACTTGGACACCACAATCGTTGTTTCCGTTTTATGGTGCTACACCACGCATAATGCTATCTACAGAAACTAGAATTTATCAGTCTACTGGTTCTGATTTTAGTTTGTTGGAATACAGTGCTGGTAATCCTATTGTTGTTACTAGTACGCATGGCGCAAGTTTTGCGCAATGGGGTACTAAACTTTATATTGCTGTTGGGACCGCTGGCAACGGTGGATATGTCTGGGATACTGCTAGTACTTATGCTACGGCATTGACAGCGAGTGGTGTTGCGCCTCATGCTTGGCAAACTACACCAACTACTTCAGAACGTAAAATGCCAACAGCGGAGTTGTTGCATGTTCATGCTAATAAGATGTTTGCGGCTAATGTGCGTATTAATGGTGTTGATTATCCGAACCGTTTGCATTGGTCGTTGGAAAATGCGCCTGAGAACTGGGCTTCGGATGATTATATTGAGATTAATGCTGGCGGTAATCGTATTACTGGTTTGGCTACTGTCGCTGGTCAGTTAATTATTTTTAAACCGAACGCAATTTTTGCTTTGTTTGGTTACGATTCCGACAATTTTCAAATTGTGGAAGTTTCTAGTAATCTTGGTATTGATACACCACATAATCTTGCTGTCAGCGACAAAGGCGTGTATTTCTTTTCTAACCCTGAGGGAGTATATTATTATAATGGTTCTAGTATTGCAGACATTTTTGAAAACCTTAGACCAATTATTGAGTTAAATTATATTACTGTTGGTGTTGAAGACAGTTTTCATTTGAGTTGGATTGGTCAACGGCTGTGGGTTTCTGCAGCATACACTAAAACTGGTACTGCAACCAATAGTACTGTTAATTTTGTTTATGACCCGACTATTGGTGCTAGGGGTTCTTGGATGCAGTTTTCAACTGCAGACGGCAAGGGTTTGACTGCTGGATGTAATTGGCATAATGCGTCTAATGTTGAATATCGTTTATTGACTCATCCAACTTTGCCTTATATTTTGCGAGTTGACATGTATGACCAAGAATTTGATAATATTACTGGCAGCGATATTTCCTACACCAGCAAATATCGCACTAAATGGTTTGACGCTGGTTCGTATACGCAACGTAAGATGTTTCGCCGCCCAGAGTTTGTTATTAAACAATCTACATCAACTCAAACTATTGGTGTCAAGGTTTATCATGATTTTGATGAATCGGAAGGTAATGAACGTAGAACGTTCAATTTGGTTCAATCTCCAATAAACTTAGGTATGGTTTGGGGGTCCAGTAATTGGGGAGATAATTGGTCCACTGGTGCTGTTAGTTCTTTGCTGATTACTGGAAACAATTTGGGTTTAGCCCAAACTGTTCAATTAGAATTTAATGGTCCATTGGGACAGTTGTGGGGTATTAACAGCATCGGATACAAATATCAACCTAGACAGGTTAAAGGATAACAATGGCTACACTTACTATTCCAAACAGTTTTGTTAACGGCACAGCCGCTATCGCATCAGAAGTTAACGCAAACTTTTCTGCTATAAAAACTTTCTGTGAAAATTTAGCGGCAGGCACAAACATTGACGCTGGCGCTATAAACTCAACAGCCATGAGTACAACAGGCGTAGTTGCTGGTGTATATACAACAGCAAATATTACGGTTGACGCTGCTGGTCGTTTAACAGCAGCAGCATCTGGTTCAAGTATAACTGGCGACAGCGAGCAAGTTGTGTTAGGTTCACAGG